ATGCGCTCGGCGCGGGCCGCACGCGGCTGCGTAAGCTGCTCGCCCAGCTGGCTGCCGACAAACTCGTGCGCCACTACCGGCGTCGCTGGCAGCTGACGAAAAAAGGCTCGGACGAAGCATTCGGCGGTCGCGCGTCAGGCGTCAGTGACGACGAATAACCGTTGTTCGGAAGGCCGTTCCATGAGGCGATTTATGGGGGGTGTTTGGTTCGGCTTTGGTTCGGGGCATGAATGCCCTTCCATGACCGGACCAAAAAGCGCCGACATCGGGCTATTTTGGTTCGGACTTATATTCGTAATTCGTGCATATGAACAACGGTTTACGTGCGCTTTGGTTCGGAAAAATGCGCGAACCAGTACGCCATGTCTTTCCTGCACCAACGAAGTCGGATTGGTTTTACCTATCCTTTCCTATAGGCGAACCAAAACGCAAACCAGCGGGATCGGAATTGCTTAATTTTTGGTCAATGGAATGACGATGACGAACGAGGCCGGTCAGGGCCTGAATATCTGGACGATCAAGCTGCCAGCGCATCAGCCGCCAAGGTGCATTTGCTGTGCCGAGCGGATGCTCCGGTACTCGCATGCTTGCCTGCGCTGCCTGGCGCGCGACCTTGCCCGCACGCCGCGCGACGAGGGCATGGCGTGGTGGCGGATGCTCGCGATGGACACGCCGCCACCGATCAGGGCCCGCCTGCATCAGCTGGCGCGCGAAGAGCGACTGCTCGATTTGCGTGGCGCGGCACGCGTGCCCTACGTGGGGCGCGCGTGAATGCGGTCGGGCTAGGGTTGGACCTTCCGGGCCTCGTGCGCCGCGCGCCGGGCCGCTCGGCGCCGCTGCAGGGCGCGGTAGACGCTCGACAGGGCGAGCCGATGGCGCCGGGCTGCCGCGTAGGCGGTATCGCCGCGATCGACATCGCGCAGGGCAAGGTCGACCGCATGCGACTGGCGTCCGCTCATGCCGCCTTGCGCTGGGTCGACCGTGGGGCGTTCGCCTTTGCATCCCAAAGGCGATCGAACGTTGCGCATGCGACATCGAAATCGGCTCTCGCCCACGCATGGCGCCCAGCTGCACGCATGGCGCGATTGCCGGCGTCCTGCGCGGCTGCCATGGCGAATTTGTAGGTCAGGATCATTTCGATTCGAGCAGGTTGCGTGCTGCCGTCTTGTGCTTCTCGTTCGGGCTCGCGAGCAGATCGGCGAGTGCTTCTGTCAAGGGCTCGACACGGCCCTCCAGCGTGCTCACGTCCCGGTTCGCCTCGTCGAGCGCTTCCGCGGTGACCGCCAAGGCTTGCTCGTCCTTCTCGGCGATCAGGCGCTCGGCAAGCGTGGCGGCGACCGGATCGTTCCGGATGGCGCCGTCGTACAGGCTCAACAACTCGTCATCGCTGCATAGATAGGGCGCAAGCATTTGACACTCCGTTTGAGAATGAAAGACGACGGTTGGAGTATTGAGCAAGATGCTCAATAGTTGAAGTACCGTTCGTCCGAAAATTGGGACATTTTTGACTTTAACCAACCCGGACGGTACGTTCGCCCTCCATGCCCTTCCCGAAAGCGACGGCAACGCGAGTGAAAGACGGGCGCGACGAGCGCCGCTGCTCGCATCCGCGTCACGTCGGCGAGCGCTGGCTGCCGGCCACGCCGGTCTACTACTACGTCGACAAGTACCGGCTGTCGCGCTACTGCGTGGCCTGTAAACGGGCCGACGCGCTGCTTCGCTATCACGCGGGCAAGCCGAGGCCCGCGACGCCGGTGTACGACACGCCCGAGGCCGTGCGCGATCTCGAGCAAGCGACGGCCGCGTGGCCGTCGTGGCACGACGCCGAGCTCGAGCCCGCATGACCGCGAAGCCGAAGCGCAAGGCGCAGAAACGGCGCCTGCAAATCCCGCTGAAGGCGAAGGAACGGCCGGCGACACTGTACCGCGCCGGCTATGCCGATGTCGCCTGCAACATGGTCAGCCGCGGCTGCACGCGCGGCGACATGGCGGCGGCGTTCGGGGTGGACATCAACACCTTCGCCGAGTGGATCGACCGTCATCCGGCGCTGAAGGATGCGATCGCGCTCGGGAAGGACGAAGCGAGCGCGCGCGTCGAACACAAGCTGTACGAGCGCGCCACCGGCTATTCGCATCCGGCCGTGAAAATCTTCTGCAGCAAGGACGGCGATGTAACTCAGGTGCCCTACACCGAGCATTTCCCGCCGGACACGGCCGCGGCATCGCTGTGGCTGCGCAACAAGCGGCCCGACGAGTGGCGCGACAAGCAGGACGTGAACCTGACCGGCGATCTCGGGGCCGAGATCGTCAAGCGACTGGAAAATGGGCGCAAGCGACTCACTCGCGCAAGCTGATCTCGCCCTCGCGGACGCGATCGGCGATTGCTTCGCCGATCCGCTGGCCTACGTGCTGATGGCGTTCACGTGGGGCGAAGGCGAGCTCGCCGAGTTCGACGGGCCCGACGGCTGGCAGCGTGACGTGCTGCGCGATCTCGGTACCGGCGTGCTGACGCTCGACGAGGCGGTGCGCATCGCGGTCGCGTCCGGCCACGGCATCGGCAAGTCGGCGCTGGTCGCCTGGATCATCCTCTGGGCCATGTCGACCCGACCGCACCTGAACGGTGTCGTCACGGCCAACACGTCGCAGCAGCTGGAATCGAAGACCTGGCGCGAACTCGCGGTCTGGCACAAGCGCGCGATCAACGCGCACTGGTTCGCCTGGACGGCAACCAAGTTCGCCCACGTGCAGTCGCCGGAGACGTGGTTCGTCTCCGCGGTGCCGTGGCGCGAAGAGAAGAGCGAAGCGTTCGCCGGCCTGCACGCGCAGCACGTGCTGATGATCTTCGACGAGGCGTCGGCGGTCGCGGACAAGATTTGGGAAGTGGCCGAGGGTGCGACGACCACGCCCGGCGCCATTTGGTGCGTGTTCGGCAATCCGACGCGCAACACCGGACGGCTACGCGAGTGCTTCGGTCGTTTCCGCCACCGGTGGAACACGCGCCAGATCGACTCGCGTACCTGCAAGATGGCCAACAAGGCCCAGCTGCAGCAGTGGGTCGACGACTACGGCGAAGATTCGGACTTCGTGCGCATCCGCGTGCGCGGCGAGTTCCCGCGCTCGGGCTCGACCCAGTTCATCGCCGAGGATGTCGTGACGACGGCCCAGACACGGCCGATCGAGCCGGATGCCGGCGCGCCGCTGCTCATGGGGGTCGACGTGGCGCGCTTCGGCGACGACCAGAGTGTCATCCGCTACCGGCGCGGGCGCGATGCGCGTTCGATCCCGCCGCGCAAGTTCCGCGGGGTGGATACCGTGCAACTCGTCGGCTACATCGCCGAGGAAGTGGAGCGGCATGCACCGGTCGCGATCTTCGTCGATGGCAACGGCGTCGGCGGTGGTGTGGTCGACCAGCTGAAGGCGCTGCGCTTCAAGGTGCACGAAGTGCAGGCCGGCGAGAAGGCGCGCGACGAAAAGAAATACATGAACAAGCGCGCCGAGTGCTGGGGCCTGATGGCCGAATGGATCAAGAGCGCGTCGATCGACAAGGATGCGCAGCTGCGCGACGACCTGTGCGGGATCGAGTACGGCTATGACGTGCACAGCCGCATTCAGCTGGAGCGCAAGCCCGACATGAAAAAGCGCGGCCTGTCGTCGCCGGATGACGCCGACGCGCTGTCTCTTACCTTTGCCCTGCCGGTCGCGCGTGCGGACCAGGTGCGGCGCGCTGCGGCTACGAACCGGCCGACCGCTACCGGATGGATGCGATGAAAGAGCCGCGCATGTTACGTGTTTGGTGGCGCGATTCGGCCGGATATAGCGGTTGGCGGCTGCCAGATGAATGCACGGGAAATAAGCCAATGCTGTGCCAGTCAGCCGGTTTCTTTGTCGAAGAGACGAAGAGCGCCTTGACGCTGGCGCTCAACCATTCCAGTGATCCGGCGACCGCGCGGCCGTTCGATGATCTCATCATCATCCCCCGCGCGGCGATCGTCAAACGGCGGGCGTTGCGATGAGCGAATATCAGGAATCGGCCGCCGAAGTCCCGAAGCAGGAAAAACGCTGGGACGACGTGTTCGAGGAAGCCAACAAGCGCTGGCGCTACGTGAACGACGTCGACGCCGACAACCGGCGCGACGCGCGCGACGATACGCGCTTCGTCTGGGTCCGCGGGGCACAGTGGCCGGACAACGAGCGCCTGGCGCGCGAGGCTGATGGCCGGCCGGCGCTCGAGATCAACCAGCTGCCGCAGTTCATTCATCAGGTGGTGAACGACCAGCGGCAGAACCGGCCGGCGATCAAGATTCGCCCCGATTCCGACGACGCGAGCAAGGAAATCGCCGACATTTACGAGGGCCTGACGCGTGACATCGAGTACGTGAGCAAAGCCCCGGCGATCTATGACAAGGGTTTCGAGCATGCGGTGACCGGCGGGCGCGGCTACTGGCGCGTGTGCACCGAGTACGAAAGCGATCAGTCGTTCAACCAGCGCATCGTGCTCCGGGGCATCCCGGATCCTCTGATGGTCTACCTTGACCCGGATTACCAGCAGCCGGACGCCTCGGACATCGAGTGGGGCTACGTCGCCGAGGCGATGACGCACACCGATTTCAAGCGCCAGTATCCGGACGCACAGCCGCTCGATTTCGAGGGCATGGATTCGGCCGTGATCGCGGCCAAGTGGGCCGAGGGCGAAGACAAGGTGATCGTCGCCGATTACTTCCGCAAAACCTACACGTCGCGCACGCTCGTGCAGCTGTCGACCGGCGCGCTCAACTGGAAAGACGCGCTCGGCGAGCGTGACCCGGCACTGCCCGGCGCGCCGAAGGATTACCCGGAAACGTACGCTGGCGCGCGCATCCTCGCCGAGCGCGAAAGCCAGACCTGCAAAGTCGAATGGTTCAAGGTCTACGGCGGCGGCGTGCTCGAGGAATACGAGTGGGCCGGCAAGTACATTCCGATCGTCATGTGCATCGGCGACGAGACGGTGATCGACGGCAAGCGGCTCTTTCAGGGCTTGATTCGCCGCGCGCGCGACGTGCAGACGATGTTCAACTTCTGGCAGACCAAAGCGACGGAATCGCTCGCCCTGGCACCGATGGCGCAGTGGCTCATTCCCGACGATGCAGTCGAAGGGTACGAACAGATTTGGGACGAGGCGAACCTGCGGCTGCGCACGCGGCTCCCGTACAAGTCGTCGGCCAACATGCCGCCGCCACAGCGGATCGAGGCGCCGCAGGCGCAGTCGGGCGTGCTCGAGCAGGCGAACCAGTGCCGGCAGGACTTCTACACGACGATCGGCATCTACCCGCCCTCACTCGGCGAGCAGGGCAAGGAAATCGCCGGCATCGCGATCCGCTACCGGCAACAACAGGGGGACCGCGGCACGTTCCATTTCGTCGACAACCTGTCGCGTGCGATCGAGCATACCGGCCGCGTTGTCGTCGACCTGATCCCGCACATTTACGACACGCAGCGCCCGGTCAACTCGCTCGACGCGGACGGCAAGCAAAAGAGTGTGGTCGTGAACCAGAAAAACCCGCTCACCGGCCAGGTGCTGAATAACCTCGCGGCCGGCGAGTACGCGGTGGCGGTCGACGTGGGTCCGTCCTATGCAACCAAGCGCATGGAAGCCGCACAGTCGATGATGGAGTTCATCGGCGCCTACCCGGAAGCCGGGCCGCTGATCGGCGACATGATCGCGAAAAATCAGGATTGGGCCGACGCCGACAAGATCACGGCGCGCCTGCAGGTCATGCTGCCGCCGCAAATCCAGATGCTTGAGGCCCAATCGGGCGGTGACCCGAAGGTGGCCGCACTCGCCACGGCCCTGAAGAGCCAGCAGCAGCAGGCCCAGCAACAGGTGCAACAGCTGATGCAGCAGCTGCAGATCGCCGGCCAGCAGATGACGGACATGAAGGCGAAGCTTGCCCAGGTGCAGCTAGCGGCGGCGAACAAGGCACTTTCCGCCACGGTAGCGGCCCATAATTCGGACATGCGGGCGAACGCGGAGACGCAGCGGACGCAAATCGAGGGCTACGGGGCCGACACCGACCGGCTCGGCGTGATTCTCGATTTCATCGCCGATCTCGCCAAGCTGCAGCAGACGCAAACCGCGCCGATCGGCCCGGAAGCAAACGCATTGGAACAGCAGACACGCCCGGCGGTCATGGGCGCGAACGCACAGTAAGGCGGTACGGCGGCGCCCTATCCGTCGGCGGCAACGGGGACAACGATGCCAGAAGCAGCGACATTCGAGCAGCAGGTAGCAGCGCAGCGCGACGCGATCATCGCGCAAAACCCGGAAGCCGAAGCGGCTCCGGCGCAAGCGAACACGTCCGCGAGCGGCGCGCCTGCTCAAAACCTGCCCGACTCGGAATCGGCATCGCAGGAAGCCACGCCTGGCGACGGCGGCGGCACCCCGGAGGATGGCCAGACGCCCGCACCGGGCAAAGGCAAGAATTGGGCTGCCAGAAAGATCGACCAACTGACGCGGGAACGTGCAGAGGCGAATCAGCAAGCGGCAACGCTCGCCAGAGCGCTGGAACGGGTCGCAGGCGGGCAACCGGCACAGCAGCAGCCGGGAACGCAGCCAGCGGCCGATCCCGGGCCCCAGCGGGCGCAATACGCGGCGTACGAGGATTTCCTCGAGGCGCGCGCGGAGTGGAAGGCCCAACGTATTGCCACGGCGCAGACGGCGAACATGCTGCGCGCGCTGGGGCAGCACGCGCAGGCGGCACAAGCGACCCAATCGGCGCAACGCATCGCCGACGATTTTCAGTCGAAGCTGGCGGAAGGCTCCAAGCAGTTCGCTGACTTCGATGATGTCGTCGCCGAAGCGCAGGATTTGCCGGTCGGGCACGCCGCCCCTGCCATCGCACAGTCCGACAATCCGGCCGCGCTGATCTACTGGCTCGGCAAACCGGAGAATCGGGCGGCAGCGAACAAGCTTTCCACCATGACGCCGATGCAGGCGGCCATCGAAGTCGGCCGTATCAGTGCCAGCCTCAAAAGCGAGCCCGCAATCTCTGCCGCGCCGAAACCGGGGAAGCCCGCGAACGTGCGCGGCGGCACGCCGGGCGGTATTCGCGACGATATGTCCATGGACGACTTCGTTCGCGCTCGCCGTCCCAAATAAAGGACGCTTTGCATCATGGCCAACAACATTCTCACCCCGACGATCTACACGATGGAAGCCCTTCGTGTGCTCGTCAACAACCTCGTTTTCACGGCTCGGGCGAGTCGCGAATACGACCCGAAGTTCGCCGTGTCCGGTGCCAAGATCGGCTACACGCTGAACATCCGTCGCCCGGCGCGCTATACCGTCTCGACGGGCGCTGCACTCTCGACGCAGGATTACACCGAATCGAGCCTGCCGCTGACCCTGACGACGCAGGCGCACGTCGATACGACGTTCACGACCGCCGACCTTACGACGTCGCTCGACGACTTCTCGGATCGCGTGCTCGTGCCCGCGCTCGCGGCGATCGGCAACAAGATCGACTTCGATGGCCTGCTGAACGCGATCAACACCGTCGGCAATCACGTCGGCACGCCGGGCACCTTGCCGGCGACGATCGCGGCCCTGATGGCGCCGACCCAGCGGCTCGACGAAATGGCGGCCCCGCGCGACGGCAATCGTTCGCTCGTGCTCGACCCGGCGTCGAACGCCTCGGCCATCGCCGGCCTGTCCGGCCTGTTCCAGCAAGCTTCCTCACTCGGTGCGCAATACGAGGAAGGGCAATTCATGGACGCGCGCAAAACGCTCGGCCTGATGATTGCCATGGATCAGAACGTGCAGCTGCACACGGTGGGTCCGCTCGGTGGCACGCCGCTCGTCAACGGCGCGAATCAGGGCATCACGTCGGGCTGGGCGAACACGACGAGCCTCATTACCGACGGCTGGACAGCGGCGGCGGCGAGTCGCTTGAAGGCGGGCGACATCATCACCATCGCCAGCGTCAACTCGGTCAACCCGCAATCGCGCGTGTCGACCGGCAACCTCGCGCAGTTCGTCGTCACGGCCGACGTCTCGTCGGATGGCTCGGGCAACCTGACTGCGGTCATTTCGCCCGCCATCATCAGCGCGGGGGCGTTCCAGAACGTCACGGCAGCGCCCGCCGACAACGCGGCCATCACGGTCGTCGGGACGGCGGCAACGGCGTATCGCCGCAACATGGCGTATCACCGCGACGCGTTCAAGCTGGGCACGGCCGACCTCGAAGACGTCGCGCAATACGGCGCCTGGGGTGCGCGAAAGAACTACAAGGGCATCAGCATGCGCGTGGCGCGGCAGTACGCGATCTCCACGGACACGGTGCCCTGCCGTACGGACGTGCTCTACGGCTGGGCGACGGTTT